GCACTCATCCCCGTTCTCATCCGATATGTGAACCCGAAAGATCTAGCCTTCGGTCGTGGCAACCGCTAAAGCGAAGGCTGGCGTTCCTAACGCGCGCGACTACATCGGCAACGCCGACGGCCCATCGCCGCGTAACCGTGCCGGCATGGAAGAATGGATCCGTCAGGCGATTTATCACTCGAACGGCGCGCTATGGAATAACGGGAGTTATGGCCAGCGCGACATGAAAGGGAAGCCGGGGTCGTTGAGCGTTCACGCGACCGGCAGGGCAGTTGATCTTTCATACAGAAAATCGGAGAAAAATCCAAACGCTAACCGCAAAGACGCAATCGCATTTATCAACAAAGTCTTAGAACACGCTAACGATCTCGGAGTCCAGGCGGTGCTCGACTACTTCCCTGAACCGTTCGGAAGAGCGTGGCGATGCGACAGGCAATCGTGGACCAAATACACCAAGGCAACTATCCACGGCGCCCCCGGTGGGGACTGGCTGCACCTTGAGATTTCACCACAGGCAGCGGACTCGGTGATCTTTGTAAAAGCCGCATTTCTAGCGGTATTCGGAGACATCCACAAATAGCGAACACGCATCCCCTAGGGTCGTTATCAACCGACGGAAGGCGAGCAAATGACTGAACCGCAGTTCTTTGATTACAGCGTCTATATAGGCGCGATGGAAAACGGACAGGAGATCCTCGTCCAGATATTCACCGACCCAACCGACGGGAAGTATCTGCTAGGGCAGATCTCATTTAGATCGCATTCCTCGTCTTGGGGAGTGCCTATTCCACTGGAGAAAAAATCATGAACTATTTAGCCGAAAAACTAATCGCCAGCGTTCTGTGTCTCTTCCTCGGAGTTACGGCTCTTACAAGCGACGAGAAACCCCAATCAGGGCAACCTGCCAGCACGATCGCACTAGCCCCATTTCTAATAGAACCATCAACGACAAGCACGACTTCAACGATCTTTATAGATCCTTACGCGACCGCGCCAGAACAGTTCGCACAACTAGCGATTGGCCTCGGTTGGCCGGCATCGGAATACGACACGCTGGTCCGAGTGATAGATCGCGAGTCGAAGGGGATCCCGTTGGCGATCAACTCCAAAGACCCCCAAGGCGGGAGCTTCGGCCTGCTCCAGATAAATGGATTCTGGGAACCGTGGCTCATTGAGCGCGGCCTGATCTCTAGTTTGGAAAGTCTGTTAGACCCAACGATTAACCTCCGCGCTGGACTAGCGATCTACAACAATTCAGGCTGGAACCCATGGAGAACGGCAAAATGAGCGAAGGCGTAGCATGGAACCAAGGAGAACTGAGCGAAGAAACGCGCTCGATGGTGCTCCATCAAAGAGCAATCATGGGTCTTATGGACGAGATCCTCGCCGTATCAACTAACCCTCATGCGAGCCTGATCCGCCGGCTCAAAACACTAAAAAACCAACTATCACTAGAAGAACCGATGCCACTGCACGATGTGACTACACTCGACATGGCTATCAAAGCACTATCAGCCCATTCCTAAACCGACTAAAGGAGATTCCGACAATGGCAAAACACCACCGAACTATTTACAGGGACCACTGGAACGACTACACCGTGGGAGATGTTCAAGCGCTCCTTACTATTTGCGGATTAGATATTAAGGAATTACTCGAACTCAACCGCGAGGATTTCAGCAAAAAAAACACCGAAACGATCTGGCTGACAATTCGCCGCCTCAACCAGCGACTATCCGATTTGGAAGACACCTTTGGGAACGCCGAGAACCTAAACCAATTCTTTACGGAGGGCGCCGATGTCTGACCAATACTCGATGTTCGAGGTAACTCATGGATTAGGCGGAACACGCATCACGCCGATCGTTAATCGCAATGTGATTATTGTCGCGAAAAATCCTCAGCCAACTTCGGCTGCCGCCGCAATCAAGGCGTACCCAAAGACCGGAACTAAACGCGCCCAAGTCTTCAACGCGATCCGACTCTTCAACGGACTTACCGACGAAGAGATTGAGAACACGCTTACCATGTCAGGGAACACCGTTCGCCCGACACGCGTATCACTCGTGCGCGATGGATTGGTCATGGACTCCGGGCAGACCAGACCAACCAAATCGGGCAACGAAGCGATCGTATGGATGGTGGCCTAATGGGATTCGATCTATCGAACTATGAGACCGTTGAGTCGCGTCTAGCGCGCTTCTGGGAGGCGTACCCGGACGGTCGTGTCGAAACCTGCCTGATGAACTACGACGGCGATTCCTGCGTCTTTCGCGCCGAACTATATAGGCACCGTGACGATGAGAAACCAACTAGCACCGGATACGCGCACGAGATCCGAACCGATCGCGGGGTCAATATGACTTCATTCATCGAAAATGGAGAAACTTCCGCAATCGGAAGAGCCGCGGCCAATTTCGTCTTCGCGACACAAGGGAAACGCCCTTCGCGTGAAGAGATGCAAAAAGTCGAGCGCCAAGGCGGTCAAACTCAACCGACCGAACATATCCCGCGCGGCGCGTTCGCCACACCGAAACAAATCGGTTATATCAAGAAACTCGCCAAAGACGCCGGACTCGACGATCTCAGGCTGTTGGAGTTGATTCAAAGCACACTCAACAGCGACGAGGCGGTCCTCGAACTACTCAAATCTCACGAGGCCAGCCGAATGATCGAGGTGTTGAAGTGACACTTGAAGAACTCATTAGCGCGCTAGAACGACTACAGGCCATCTATCCGCTACTCCAAGACGACCAAACGGAAGCCGATCAAAAGATCCGATGGGCGATCAATCACCTAGCAGACAAGATATGGATGGCGTCGCTTTAGTGAAAACTAATCCGAGCATGACCGAGACCGAACTCAAGGACATCGTGATTAGTGTCGCGAAACGATACGGATGGCTGATCCATCACGACCTACCAGCGCAGAACAATCGCGGCCGTTGGCTCACTAACATCCAAGGCGACGCAGGATTCCCAGATCTTCTTATGGTGCATCCCGTGTCAGGAAAGATCCTCGCGGTAGAACTCAAATCCGAGCGCGGGAAACTCTCACCACTTCAAAAGCGATGGATAATGGCGTTCGACGCCGGCGGGATCTTCAACTCGGTCTGGAAACCGTCCGACATGGAGTACATTCTCTACACCTTGAGCAATTTCTAAAGATTTACAATCGGCTAGTAGCAAGATCCGCCGGGAGTCGCGTCTCGGTCGAATACACGGCGTGAGTCGGGTAGATCGGCGCGTCCTCAATCATGCAACACGAAATGGGTGAGGCGGAGCGTCGAGGCGGCCTGTAAACATAATCAGGCGTTAGTAAGAGTGGGATCCGGGATGGGCAATCCGGAGGGTGGGCCAATCATCAAACTCTTCACTAGCGCGAAAAAATGACTAACATAGAAAAAAGAAAACACCACAAACAAGGAGACACCAGATGAGTCCGACATCATCACCAAGACCAACCCGCGAGCTTGCGAGCGGGGCGGTAGCAGGGTTAGAAGAAACCGCTCAACAGTTGAGCATGTTCTCATTCGAACAACAATCACTAACCAGCGACGACTACTACACGCCGAAATGGATCTTCGATGTTCTAGGACTCGAATTCGATCTCGATGTTGCCTCACCACCAGCAGGACCACCGTTCACACCATGCCGGCGCTACTACACGCAAAAAGACGACGGACTAATCCAACCATGGGAAGGACGAGTGTTCATGAATCCACCATTCAGCAAACCCGAACCATGGGTACGCAAATTCAACTCTCACCGAAACGGCATCGCGATCCTCGCCGTCTCAAAAGCCAAATGGATGGACCTACTCTGGGAAACAGACGCCAAGATCACGCTGCTTCCATCAAACCTCAAATATGAAACGGCAACAGGCGAGGCAAAAGGGATCTTCATGCCGTCACTAATCATGGCGTTAGGCGACGAAAACATCGCCGCACTTGCCAAACTCGGCAAACTACGATGACCCGCCCCCACTCCGAGTACGACACCGCGATCTATAAACAAGCACGCGCCGAACTACTAAGAGACAAACCACTCTGCCATTGGTGCCGGCGAAACATCGCTACCGAGTTAGATCACCTCGTCGAGCACGACAAAGGAGGCACCATCGCCGATGGAATCGTCCCCGCATGCAAACCCTGCAACAGTTCACGCGGAGCAACACATCGCAACCGAAAACTAGCCAACGCCAAACAACAACGCGAAACCGCTCTAAACGGTTTTTTATACGGCACTGACACGCCCCCGAGCCACAACCTTCATTTTGTCGCCACCAGCCCAAACCAGCCTGAACTGGAACCGATCAGCCACGACCGGCCGAGACTAGAGACGATCGTCCCGGACCATAGCGGATCACTAGCCGAGGCTGTGGGGGGATTGGCCAAGGCGGTCCTTGGGATAGATCTCATGCCTTGGCAGCGTCATTGTTTAGAAAGAATCCTTGCGATAGATGACAACTCGCTCTTTGTTCACCGGTCGAGTTTGGTATCGGTTGCGCGCCAGAATGGGAAAACCACAATTATCCAAGCCCTCATTCTCTATTGGCTGGTTGAGATGCCAAAGATCCGAGGTCAAAAGCAGACCGTCGTCTCTGGTGCTCACCGTCTCGATTTGGCCTGCCTTCTGTTCGATGATCTCGCTCCGATCCTTGAGGATTTTTACGGCGCGAAAATCGTCAAGTCGTATGGCCGCTATCAGGCAACTATGCCGGACGGCTCGAAATGGTGGGTCAAAGCTCTTAAGCCAAACCAAGGCCACGGTATGAGCATTGATCTCGTCGTCGTGGACGAGTTATTCGATGTGAATCCCGAATCCGTTGAAGGCGGTCTGTTGCCTGCTCAACGCGCCCGCAAGAATCCTTTAGCGTGCTTCTTCAGCACAGCCGGCACCGAGGAATCCGTCCTCTTCCAACGCTGGAGAGAAGCCGGTATCCGCGCAATAGACAAAGGCGAACCGTCCTCGATGTATATGGCCGAGTGGAGTCCACCGCCTCACGCCGATCCGCTCGCCGGCCCTAGCACTTGGTCTTGGGGAAATCCCGCTCTCGGTTACACACTCGACATGGATACGATCCGCCAAGAATCCACCAACCCCGACCGAGCTTCCTTCTTGCGCGCGTCTCTAAATCTGTGGGTCAGTGTCGTGCGCGGTTGGATCGAACCGAACCGATGGCCACAACTCCGCTACACCGGGGAGATACCATCCGGGGGAATCGTTAGCGTCGAAGCCTCACTAGACGAATCACGATATTCAGCGACCCGTGTCGTACACCTCCCCGACGGCCGCATCCTTGTCACCGTTGCCTTCGTCGCTGAAACCGTCACCGAACTCTGGGAAAAAATCAACGACTACGCCAAAGACCCGCAGGTCAAATTTGCGTTCAGTCCAACCGTAGATGCAACCTGCCCGCCGGCACTCGAACGCCGAAGGATCGTCGTCGGCTACGCCGAACTAGGCCGCTTTACACCACTCGCCAAAAACCTCATTCAAGAAGGGCGTCTAGTTCACACCGGCGAAGAGTTACTCGCCGAACATGTCCAGCGCGCCGTTGCCGTTCGCACCGACAATACGATCGTTCTGTCCTCAAAAAGATCACCGGGACCGATTGAACTCGCGCGAACAATGGTCTGGGGAGTAGGGATCATTGCTCGACCGAACCAAACCGGGAAGCCGATGCTCGTCGCCGTTACCAACTAGCCTGACATCGGCGACCGCGCCCTAGCCTTCTGTCGGAGTCGGAATAGTCAGCGCGGTTGCCACTAAACCCTTGCGCGATGTGGCAAAGTAGGACTATGGCAATTCTGAGCAAAAAGACCAAAGCGGCGATTAGTGCTCCGCCAACAAAGGCCGCCGCCGCAGGTGGATATCTTTCCACGACCGGCGCGACCAATGTCTTCAACGAGTACTACTCGTGGCAAGAGGGAGAACTCAGAAACAAATGTATGAGCGTCCCCGCGCTGAGTCGCGCGCGCGATCTCATGGCGTCGGTCATTTCTTGTATGCCGCTCCGAATGTTCAATATGGTTTGGGACGAGAACGAAGAAAAGATGATCAAGAAATACATCGCTCCTCGCTCGTGGCTCCGCCAACCCGATCCGCAAAATACCTATGGCCATTTTATGTCATGGGTTTTCGATGATCTCTACTTTTACGGCAGATCTATAATTCACATTTCGAGCAGAACGGCTGACGGCTATCCCGCGACCATGCAAAGGCTCCCGGTCGGCTCCATCACCAGCACCGATCAAGTCGGTCCAGTCTGGTTCGCACCTAGCAACCAGATCTACTTCAACGGCATCGAGTTAGATCCTCGCGATCTCATACAGGTGCTATCACCGACAACAGGAATTATTTACACATCACCTGCCGCAATAGAAACCGCGCTCAAAATAAACGACGCGCGAAACCGTAACGCCTCCAGCGCAATCCCTGCCGGCGTGCTTCAGATCCAGTCGGGCGAACCGCTCACCGCGACCGAGATGCAGGATCTAGCCGCGTCCTTCAACGCCGCGCGTGCCGTAAACCAGACCGCTGTTCTTTCTCAAGAGTTGCGTTACGAACCAACCACGATGACGCCAGACAAAATGCTC